CTCTTCCGATCTCTATGCATTTAGTAGTGTATACTTGGGCAGACTATTTGGGAACCACCACGCTACAATCCTTTACCACCTTAGAGACCACGACTCGAGGTATATGTACGTTCCCAGCTACGCAGAACTTTTTGAAGAGTTAAAGAAGTATGCCATGAGCATAGGGGAAGACTCAGTTAACTTGAATACTGCAATTGAATTAATGAAGTCATCACTAACAATTCCACAAGATGAAACTAACATTCTATGATAGAAATAATGTAGTTCAGGCAAGAATATCTGACGGGCAAAAGCAAATAAGAATATCTACTGGCATACACATAGGTAGCAGGGTATTTAATAAGAAGTTTTTAGGTACTGGTAAAGATATTATTCATCTTAACAAGACCTTAAAGTCAAAGCATGACGAACTTATTAATACCTATAAAAAATATGGTGACGTCAGGAATGTAGATTCTCTTATCGAAGTTGATCCGTCAGACTTCGACATTGTATCTTTATGTGATAGGTATGTAAAGATGATGCCAAAGATGAGAAGGCAATACGCCAAGTCAACCATATCGACATACGGGAATGTTGTAAGAAATATTAAACTATTTGGCAGGGAGCTGGATATTTCTAAGTTTAATATAGACCAAACTATGTCATCAGTAAAGAAAAAAGAATTGAAAGCCAAGTTTGAAAGTTACTTTACTGAGTTCGAGAACTGGATGATAGACAGGAACTACAAGATTAAAACGAGGATGGAAATAATGAACGTCCTAGGTCACATGGTTAGGTACTGGGCAAAAGATAACTTCTTTAATATACCTGACGTCCCGAGACTTCAGAACTATGAGAAGCCAATCGTAGTACTGCCCCCTGAATTTGTTCCAAAGTTTATTTCAAGTAGCGATGTATACATATCCCTCGATCGAGAGATGAAGTACACTTGGCAGGTTTGTGCAACAATTTTGGTTACCAGCCTTAGGTTTTCTGATGCTCATTCACTATCTAAAAATGATTTAATCATAACCAAAGATGGGATGATGCTAAACAAGATGAATAAGAAGACTGGAGAGTTATCTCAGATGCCCTTACCAAAATTATTGTCAGATATTTTTGAAGAGAACATACAAATATATGGCAGACCATACAACCTATCAGACAAGCCCAGTATTATTTACAAAAATATAAGGGAGCTATTTAAAAAGTACGAAGAACTGCATACCTTGGTAAGCATTACAACTAAGGGAGTACGTGGCGAAGATGTAATCGAAACTAAGCCACTATACGAATGGGTTCATCCACACATGCTCAGGAAGACCGCCATAACTACAATGATCTACTATGGCGTTGATCACATGCATGTTAAACATGCATCAGGTCACACTCAAAATTCAGATGCGTATTGGAGGTATGTAAAAGTGGTTGAACGATTATTCACCTCTGACTTTAATCAGGCACATAAAAAAATGTTTTATGATAAGAATTAATTTGATCGTGCTTAGGCACAAAAACAATCTTACTCAGGGTGCATTTGCTAATGCCATTGGTATCAAAAGAGAGGCTTACCAAGCCTACGAAGAAGGCAGGTGCAACCCTCCGCTTAAGGTTATTAAAAAGGTTATCGACATATACAAAGTTACCGACACCTATAAATTTTTATTTGAATATTATGAATAACATGACTACATTAATGAAATTAATTGAATGGCTTGATCCATCCTACGACTCAGTAAAAAGAAAGGCACTCGAACTTCTCGAAGAAGAAAAGAGAATGATTGAAGATGCAGTAATATATGGACTTGACGAAGATGGACATACCGGTACGTGGAAAAGAAGTGTGGGGGAGGGGTACTATGTGAAGAACTTTTCTTCAAAACATGACAATATTTACTGAAATTTGCTATGTGATTAAATATAACTATAGCGAAGATTTAGTTTTTATTGATGGTGTTGACTACAATTTAGAACCATATAGAAGATGGCTCTTGAAAAATTATGACCAACTATGTTCAAGTAGCTTTGTGAAGGCAATATCAATTAAGGATAAAATCATATTTACATATGACTGGCAAACCATCTATCTCAAGGCAGAGGAATACTTTTTTTTAAACCAATACATAGACCAACTACACCATGAAATCAATTCTACAGGCATTAGCCAAGTTCCAAGAGACGTGTCCGGCAGTGATCAAGACGAGCAACAACCCATTTTTTAAAAGTAAATATGCCCCACTCGAAGATATTCAGAGGCATATAAAACCATTCCTTAAGTCTTGTGGGCTTGTTATAACGCAGGCAAACATTTATATAGACGGGACTCCGTTTGTAGAGTCTAAGGTATGGCACGTTGAATCTGCTGAGAACATATCAAGTACATTCCCAGTTATTGTAAATAAGGTGTCTGCTCAGGACTATGGTTCAGCAGTAAGCTACGCCAAGAGGTATTCTCTTACTGGTTTATTAAACATAATTGTGGCAGACGAAGACGACGACGCAAGTGCAGTAAGCGAAGTTAAAGTTTCAGTTACTGAAGCCCCCGAACTACCTTCCCTCGATCAAGATAAGTACGACTTGATGGTTAAGTACATCAACGACGGCAAGATTAAGGAGGTGGAATCTGCACTTAAAAAGTACAAGCTCAATGACTCTCAGAAGAAGTTATTGACTACGTTAATTAATCAATCAAAGGCAGAAGCCATAACCAAATCAGCTAAAAAATGAGCAGACTAAAACTAACTCCGACAGCCAAGTTAACCGAGGCTGAGTGGCAGAGCCTTCGCCAGTCTTTTGTAAACAGGGGAATGGTAGGTGGATCAGATGCAGGGACATTGCTTGGATTAAACAAATATAAGTCACCGATCAATTTATTCTATCAGGCAGTAGGAATAAGTGTCCTACCATTTAAGATGAACTCTGCCATTTTGCACGGAAAACAACTTGAAGACTACGTGGCACGATGTTGGCAGTATTATGATGGTACAGAGGAAGGGTGGATAGAAAACACCAACTCAGACAACAAGATTAAGAGATACTCAAAGGTTAGAGCTATAATTGAAAACCCAAAGTACCCTGTACTATTCGCCAACATCGATGGCAAGATAACCAAACATCCAACGTACGGGAAGACAGCTGGAGTGCTGGAGGTCAAAACGATCTCCGGCTACTCTGCTGATTCCTACGAGGCTGGATTGCCCCCGAGCTACCTACTTCAGCTCCAACACTACATGCTCGTTACTGGATGGTCTTATGGTGAAATAGTTTACCTAAAAGATGGCAGAGAACTTGGATGTGTTACGTTCGAGGCAGACAAAGAACTCCAAGATAGAATTCTAAATGCAGCATACGAATTTAATGCAAGAGTTATCGAGGCCAGAAAAGAGATAGCCAAAGCCCCTCCATCTATAGATCAAAACGAGGCACTACAAATTGCTTCCCAGTTTGAACCTGATGCAGACAATACCGATGCATTCAATGAATTTATTTCTGAAAAACATAAGGCACGTGAACAGGAAGTAACCATCGATGGAGATATTATCCATCAAGATTGGGCAGAAAATTATGTTAGGCTGAATGGAGAAATAAAAGTTCTTGAATCTGAAAAGCAATTGTATCAGAACAGGATAAAGCAGGTGATGGAGAAGGATGGTGCAACTACACTGACTTTACCTTCAGGTAAGGTTACATGGAGAAAACAATTTAACATTAAAATAAACTAAGATGATTAAACTGAAAGAGATTGAACAGGTAATGAGACCTAATTTTATTTGGAACAGGTCAGGATTAAAGCCACTACAAGTTAACGAAGAGTATGAGGGTAATAAAGAACTGGCAAGAACTATTTTTGTTGGCATAGCAGATATGTATGGGTTCAACTCTGATGATATTTGTGATTACTTAGATTGTGGGTATGATTCTTATAGGCATAAGTTATCTCAGTTCAGAGAGTACTATCAGATAGGGTACAGGCACAAAGAAAAACTACACACCTGTGACGAGGCTGTAAAAAAGTTTTACATAAAGGTTGGCCTTTGCCTTAATTCTATCAAGCTAACTACCAAAAGAAATCCATATTTAAAACTTGAGGAATATATATGATAAGCGTAATAAACCATGAAGTTAGAAAGCAATTAAATATATCTTCAGTTCATTACTTAATAGCCCATACATGTGCCCAGTACAAAGAACTCCTGATCCCAACAGGAGTAAGCGAGATGGCCGAGTCTCTTGGCCTCTCGCACCGGGCAGTAAGTGTGGCTATGGATGATTTGAAATCATGTTACCCTGCAATACTAGAGAAGCATGAGACAGGTAGTTATTACCCTTCTAGGTCTTGGTATATTTCACACTTTGAGGTTACCCCCGAACTGACAACCAAGGATCACGAACTTGCCAAGGAAGTTATAGATTTTTTTAATGAAATAAACCAAACAAAATATCAAGTCAATAGCAATATTGAAATGGTAAAGAAAATAATAAAATCAAACCCTAAAATTACGCTGCAACATTTTAAGAGTGTGATACTTCACAAGTTTTCTACTTGGGGTCTTGATGAAAAGATGAAAGAATACAATAGGCCTTCTACTATATTCTCGAACAAGTTTATGAAGTATCTAGATGACGCAAACCATTACTGGATTCAAATAAAAAAGAATGATCAATCAACTATTATCTTTGGGAATTAATATTAAGGCTGGTCATAGAGGCAACGTAAAGGTTGTGTGCCCTAAGTGTAGCCAAGAAAGAAAACACAAAACAGATCCATGTTTAAGTGTTAATATTGATGAAGGTGTTTGGAATTGTCATAACTGCGGATGGTCAGGTTCGGTTAAGAATATTAAACCTAAGAAAGAATATCTTAAACCACAAGGAGAATTAAAAAACTTATCACAGCCAGTTATAGATTGGTTTGCGACACGTGGTATTAGTAACCAAACATTGCTTAGGTATAAGGTGTCTGAAGGTATAGACTACATGCCACAGGCAGATGCAGAAGTCAAGACAATACATTTTAATTATATTTATAATGAAGAAGTTTTTAACATTAAGTATAGAGATTCTTCTAAAAATTTTAAGCTTGTTTCTGGGGCTATGCTTGGCCCTTATGGCCTTAATGTTCTACTCGATAACTATGTTTCTGAACTGGTTATTACGGAGGGTGAAATAGATGCCATGTCTTTTTATGAGGCAGGTATAAAGACAGCTATATCGGTGCCAAATGGTGCCAGTAAGGGATCGCAGAAGCTAGAATGGTTAGAAGATTTTGTTCATCTATTTGAAGGTAAGAAAATTTATTTAGCGACAGACATGGACGAGCCCGGCATTGCTCTTAGAAATGAACTTGCTAGGCGACTTGGTAAATCTAATTGCTACATAATTGAATTCCCTTACAAGGATGCTAACGAAACATTAGTTCATGGTGGACCGGATAAACTGGTGGAGTGTTACAACTCTGCCAGTCCCTTTCCGGTTGAAGGTGTTGACGATGCATTTGCTGTAAGAGATGAGATCATTAGGCTATACGAAGAAGGTACACCTAAGGGATACGATAGTGGATACGATATGGATTCTGAATTCCAGTGGTACCCCGGTCAGGTTACACTGATCACAGGTATACCCGGACACGGAAAGTCTACGTGGCTTAAGAATATAATATTTAGACTGGCTGAGAGACATGGATTGAAGTCGTTTATATATAGTGCAGAGGAGGCCAACACTGCATTTGCTTTGACTGACATGTATCAGATTGCAACTGGTAAAAGTTTCTTTAAAAATTCTTTTGCCGATAGAATAGATAGAGAAGACGTTGACGAACTACTTCCATTTATGAATGATCATTTCAAATACTATAGACTAAGCGACAATGACCTATCTATAGAAGGTATACTAGAGAAGGCACAAGACATGGTCAAAAGATTTGGAATAAATATTATGGTTATAGATAACATGAGCACTGTCGAGAAGAGTATGAGTAACCAGTCAGATACTAGGCACCATCAGATTAAGAACATGATGAACGATGTATCTAGGTTTGCTAGGAACTACGATGTCCATGTATTTCTTGTGGCCCATCCAAAGAAGATGAATGAGATAAGAAATGGAATTTATAAAGTTCCTAATGGTTATGATGTTGGTGATTCTTCTCACTGGTTTAATTTACCTGACAATGGTATTACTATATATCGTAACTTTGAAACCCGACAAACAGAATTACACAGGTGGAAGGTGAGATTTAAATATACCGGTCAGGTAGGGACAAGTTACTTTAGTTTTAATTTAAACAATAGCAGATACCATTCAGCAGAGAGAGTTAACGATGGGTCAGATAAAACTAAATTTATAAAACAACCTTATGGCAAAAAAGATATCGAAGACTTCGTCTCTATTGCAGAAAATTTATAAAGAATATTGGAGAGCATTAAAAAATGGAGGTATGGTATTGGAATATTTATTTGAAAAATCTGGTGAGAATATTTTGATCAAGACAAATTTAAGAGATATAAAACCGAACACAAAATACTATATGCAATCAGCTTGGAAGAGTGATGAATTTATTCCAACAACATTTGACCCGAAAGTAGAATGGAAGACAATAGAAGAACTACATAAAACAGGAAGGATATGGCAATTAATCCAAGAGTAAAAGGTCATGCATTCGAGCTTAAGATAAGGGACTGGTTCCGTGAACTGGGGTGGAACAAGTCTGTCAGCTCAAGGTCAGAGTCAAAGAACAAAGACGATCAAGGTATTGATCTATGCTACACAGACCCATTTAACATACAGGCTAAGGCAGTAGAGAAGTTAGGAAGTATACACGACATACTTGAAAGGATGCCGAAAGATAATAACTACAACCTAGTATTCCATAAAAAAAATAGGAAGGGTACGATAGTCGCCATGACAATTGAAGACTTCAAAGAACTACTTGAAATGTTAATCACAAACCAAATAATAAAACCATGAAACTTAAATTTGAAACAGGAACTCTTGATGTTTATATGATTCTACCGACTCCGGCTATTGTATATTATCCTGACGAAAAGAAATTAGAAATAGGATTCTACTTCTTGAATTATTTTTTAACCATAAATCTCAAAATCAAATGAGTACAACCAAACAATCAGAAGGTGCAGCATGGAAGAAGACCGTGAACACCAAGAACGGACCAGTAGAAGTATTGTCTATCACCATTGGCGATAAGCGTTACACTGCATGGCCTAACACATTTAAGAAGGAAGGTGAAAGGTCACCTGACTACAGACTTCAGGCAGATAACTATCAGCCTAAAGAATCTGCAAAATCATTTGCTGGTCAAACTACAAATGATCTTCCATTTTAAAAAAGGGGAGGTTAATTCCTCCCCATATTTTCACATTAACAATAAGACGTAGTATGATAATAGGGTTAAGTGGCTATGCTAAGGCAGGTAAAGATGAGGTTGCAAAATATATATTAGAGACAAATAAATTGTGGGAGATTAAAAAGTTTTCGTACAAGTTAAAAACAATTGCAAGTATCCTAACAGGTTACCACGAAGACAGGTTCGAGGATCAGTCTTTTAAAAATACTAACCTTATAGGTTGGGGGATGACTGCAAGAGAGTTCTTACAAAAGCTTGGTACTGAATCAGTTAGAGATGTTTTACATCCCGATGCGTGGGTTAATGCATTGTTCTCTGACTATGGTCAGTATGACAAATGGGTAATAACAGATTGCAGATTCCCTAACGAGGCACAGGCAATTAAAGATAGAGGCGGTATTGTAGTTAGAGTTAATAGGACTGGTGTGCACCCAGTAAATGATCACGAATCAGAAATATCTTTGGACGACTATGATTTCGATTGGATCATAGAAAACAACGGAACTATAGAAGACTTAAAAGAATCAGTAAAATTATTAATGTATAAGATATGAATAACATTGAAATAAAATCTGGAGAGCAATACAACCTATGCATAGACGGTGATTCTTTTGCAGTGGTTTATGCAGACACATTGAGATCTGCTATTAGGCACTATGCCGCTATTCAAAATCCCAAAGAAAATAATAAACAACTTAAGGACATACACGTATCTTTGTTAAGAGCAATTGAGGATGGCGATAATTTAAAACTGGGGATAGTTATAGGTCAGGTGCTGTCTAAGATTGAAGATCTGATTAATAAATAGTGCATTATAAAATTTGTTGAACTTATAAAAAAAATATAACATGCCAGATATATCAATGTGTGAGGGTAAAGATTGCCCCATAAAAGAAACATGCTACAGGTACAAAGCAACACCTAGTGAATTTAGGCAGTCATACTTTATAGAAGCACCATACAAGGATGGAGAATGCGAATACTATTGGGAAATGTCAAGTAAACTGAGCAAAAAACTTGACAAAAAAAGTAAACCTAAAACTTGACAAATAATGTGTTACAAATCGGACAAAATCCTAATTAATGTGCAATATATGACACATTGTATACGCAAAAACATATTAACGTATGAAAAAGATAACATTATATGCAATTAAATACACTAAATGAAAGCAATTTTAGAATTTAATCTTCCAGATGATCAACAGGAATATGACCTTGCGAATAGTGGACTAAACTTTTGGAGGGTATTATATGAACTTGACCAAGAATTAAGAGCCAAAACAAAGTATGCTCCTGATGATTTGCCACAAGATAAGTATGATGCCTATCAAGAAATAAGGGATAAGCTTCATGAGTTGATGAGAGAATGCCATGTTGACTTAGATATGGTACACTAAATATATT